CCGGTCTCGGAAACCCGAGAAAACAAGTCTGAGAAAGCAACCTCTAAGAAATCCAAAGAGAAACGCTAATGCTCAAAGTCATCACTCCTCCAGCGACCGAGCCAGTCACCCTCGCTGAAATGAAGCTACACTCTCGCATCGATGTCGATGAGGATGACGCGCTCGTCACCAGTCTGATCATCGCTGCTAGGATGCAGATCGAGCAAATGGCCAACACCAAACTAATCACGCAGACCCTTGCGCTTTCGATCGACTCGCTACCTGACTCCGGCATCCTCTACCTCGATGGCCCAGTGCAGTCAGTCACGACCTTTGAATACACCGACCTCGATGGCAACCTTCAAGAATGGGATGACACCTTGTATCAGGTCGATATCACCGCAAATCCCGCACGACTCATGCCCATCTATGATGAAGACTACCCGGACATATTAGACGATTACAACTCTATTATCGTGACCTACATCGCAGGCTACGGCAACGCAGCAGCGGTGCCCGCAATCATAAAGCAAGCGATCAAGATGCTTGTGGCGCACTGGTACAACCAGCGCGAGACAGTTTCCGAAACGCAAAATTACGAAGTGCCCTATGCGGTCGACAACATCGTTAAAATGTTTAGTCGAGGCATTGTGAACTAATGCTAAAAGCTGGCGAATTAACCCAGAGAATCAGCTTTCAGCGTGATGAATCAACTACCGTGGATGATTACGGTCAGGTGACCCGTTCATGGAATACCTACTACACGACCTGGGCGAGTGTTCGCCCGCTCTCAGGCAGGGAGCAAGAGCAGGGCATGGCAAGGCAGGCTTCCATCTCGCACCGTGTTCGTGTGCGCTTTAAAGATGGCATCCTTCACGGTGATCGCATCTCGATGGGTAGTCGCACACTTGAGATCGTGAGCATCCGCAACATTGATGAGGGCTCATGGGAACTCGAGATCGATGCGATTGAAAGGGGTGCGTAATGCCTAGAGCAGCAATCAACATCGATGCTTCCGCCCTCAAAGGTTTACTCAACCTCATGGAACACATCAACGATAAAGTGAAACGAGCAGGGCTCAAGAAGGCTCTACATGAAGCGGGTGCCCTTATCGTGACCGATGCAAAGAGCAGCGTGCGTCGCAAGTACTCTATCCTCTATGACGCAATCGGATCAAAAGAAAAAGTGGTACTGCGTAAGGGCGCCCAGTTCGGATACTCGGTTATCGGGGCAGAGCGCAGAGCAGGGCGCACCATTGGAGGCGTTGATCGCATCCCGACTAAGTACTCTCACTTTGTTGAGTACGGCACCGCAGCGCACCCAACCGGCAAGAACGATCTGACGAATGAAATCTTATTAAAGCGCAAAGGTTCAAAAGCAAAAGCTCAAGGTGCGATTCACCCAGGCTCCGCACCGTTTCCTTTTCTTCGCAGGGCATGGGATAGCAACAAGACTAAAGCGATCGATGTGATGGCCAAGGTTCTCAATGACACCATCAACGAGGGCTCATCATGAGTGCTAGCAAAGCCCTTCGCGCCCGACTAATCGACGATGGTACTCTTTCTGGTCTTGTGGGAACTCGCATCTATCCCGGTCGTGCGCCACAAAAGCCGGTCATGCCGTACATCGTTTATCACCGCATCAGCACCATAAGGTCGGCAACCCTTGACGCAGGCAACACGAAAGTGCCTGAAGTGCGGATGCAGTGCGATGTCATAGCAACAACACAATCGGAAGTCGAAACCATCATGAATCAAATGCGAATCGTGATGGACAACTTTCGCGGCACCTCTGCGGGTGTCACGATTCTCGGCGTTAGCGTGAGTGATGAACAAGATCAACCCGAGTTCTTTGAGGGCTCGGACACCGTGTTTTATCACTCGTCTTTGGATTTTTCCATCATCTATAGGGAGTCTTAGTTATGGCAGCAGTACTGACCCAAGGCACGGCAATCACGATCGGCGGCACCACCCTCACCGGTGTGACCGACATCACGCCACCCAGTGCGACCCGTGGCACCGTTGATATAAGCAATCTACTTAGCCCAGATCACGCTAAGGAATACGCAGGCGGGATGATCGATGGTGGCGAGATGTCTGCCACCGCCATCGTAGGTGTGGGCAACGCAGCACTCGGCACGATCAGCGCATACATCGAAGATTACGGCGCAGCAAAGCCCTGCGTGATAACCCTCGCCGATTCATCGACCGTCTCTTTCGATGGCATCATCACGAAGTTTCAAGTCGATGGCGTTGCCACGGGCGACAACACAGTTAAGGCCACAGTTGGCGTTAAACCAGTAGGAAAAATCACCTACGCTTTTGATTAAGGAGTTCTAGTTATTTTAGACAAAGCGAAATTGTTAGGCGCAGGCAGTGCGTACAAGCTCGGGGAGATCGAGATCCCCGAGCTCGGTGGCAAAGTATTCCTCCGAGTGATCAGCTCCCGTGAGCGTGATCAGCTTGAAAGCGAAATATCAGCGGGCTCGAAGTCGGGCAACCTGTCCAACATCCGAGCCAAGCTCGTCGTGCGATCCATCGCTGATGAAGCGGGCAAGCGCATCTTCAGCGATGCCGAGGTTGACGCTGTGGGCGAGATGCCTGCGCCTCTTGTTGGCATCTTGTTCGACGCGTGCGCCAAGCACAATGGTATGTCTGGCGGTGCAGTCGAGGAAGCAAGAAAAAACTAATCGAGCGTCCGGGGAGGCGGTTTCTATTCCGTCTGGCCGGGCACTTAAAGAAAACAGTCTCGGAACTCCTAGACGGCATGGATGCCCAGGAGTTGACCGAGTGGATGGCTTTCTCAACGATCGAGCCACTTGACGCAGACCGTGCCGACATTCATGCAGCGCAGGTGTGCAGCACAACGGCGAATGTGTGGCGAGGATCTGAGACCAAGGTGCTCGAGGTGAAGGACTTCATCCCGGACTGGTACGGGGAAAACAAGAAAGCCGACAACTTCGCCGGGCTCAAAGCGTGGGCGACAGCGATGGGCAGCAAGAAAACCTAGGAGTCGATGATGGCAAAAACTATCGGATCATTAAATGTTTCGATGGGTCTTTCCATTACCGACTTCATCACCAACCTTGACAAAGTCAAAGAGGATATGTCAGGCCTCGAGGCAGTCACTGCCGAGGCTTCAAAGCATTTCGATGATGATGTCGCAGGGGTGATGGGCGATGCGCTTCATAAGTTTGCAAAGACTTCTAAGTTGGGTGCAGACGATGCTCTCGCCTTTGCGGTCTCGCTCAAGAAGCTCGGCCTCGATGCGGACACCATCACCAGCACCCTAGACAAGTTTGCAAAAGGCATTGGTAAGTTCGCCAAGAACGCAGGCGAAGCGTCGAAAGCTTTCGCAGGCATCCTCGGAAAGATCGGCGAGTCTGACAAGGTTCTCCTTAAAGACATTCAGGCGCTGGAAAGCATGGGCGTGAAGGCCTTTGATGCGATGGCCAAAGAACTTTCCAAGGTCGAGGGCAAAGCGGTCAGCACCGCAGAAGTCATGAAGCGGATCGCCTCGGGTGCGATCTCAGGAGCGCAAGCGCTTAAGTACCTGACCGAAAACTCGCAAGGACAACAAGCCGAAGGCGATAAAGGCAAGGAGCAGAAAGCCAAGGGCAAGCTTGCGTCGTTCCTCAACCATGTCGAAACTAAAATCAAGTCCGCTGCCTCAAGTATCTTCTCAAGCGTCACCAACCTCATCATGAACCCGGTCACAGCGATAGGGGGCGCGCTCGCTTCTTATGGCGTCTACAAAATCTACGACCGCGCGGTGATGGCCTTTGCGAACACCGAAGAAATCCTCACCCGCATCAAGGGGCTTGCAGGCGAAGCCAGTGCGGTGCGACTGGGCGGGGTCATGAACGAAATCGCAAACCAAGGGCGCATCGCTCAAGATGTTGTGGGGAAACTTGCAACCGAATTTCTCGGCCTCGGGGTCTCGGGCGCAGACGCTGCGAGAATGATTGAAAGCTTCGGGCGCATCTCGTTGATTGCTGGATCGGGTGCCACGGATGTGTTCAACAAATTAGGGGAAGTCGTAAAGAACATGGCGAAGACGGGGGTCGCTTCCAAGGATGAATTTGAAATGCTTAAGGCTATGGGCCTCCCTGTTTACGAAGCCCTAGCAGAGCGATTATCGAGGGTCGGTGGTGTGGCGATCAGTACAGCAAGAGCAACAGAGATGTTGGCTCTAGGGCTTGTCGGCACCGCTGATGCGGTCAACGCACTCGCAGGGATGCAGAACAACGCTGATGTTATCAAGCAGGCAGAGGCGCAAGCGGGAACGCTTAAAGGCATTTATGCCAGGCTCGCTGGCGAGGTGGAGGGATTCTTCACCGAGTTCGGTGCAGTGATCGTGGATGCGTTGGATCTCAAAGGCTTTTCAAAAGGTTTGATCGAGTTCATGCAAAATCTGAGGTCGAACTTTAGCAGCTTAGAGCCTGCGCTTAAAAATATCGGGATGGTGCTTTCCGTAATCAGAGACACTTTGTTCCAAGCGTTTCAAGGCCTAGTAAGTTTTTTCACGACGATGGGTGGCGCAGATGTTGCGGTCGGGAATATTGACAATGTGCGGGGCGTGGTGGTCGCATTTGCAGCGCAATCGCTTCAAGCGATGAAAGCTCTTTTTAATTACAGTTCAGTCATGATCGAACAGCTTATCAACTCTTTAGGTGGTATTTCAAAAGCTAGCGAAGTCTTGACAATGATGGGCATCGGGTTCGGCACCGGGTTCGTAGTGGGTGGCGGGATCGGTGCAATCACTGGCCCAGGTGCTGGCATTACCGCTACGGGCGGTGGTCTGATTACTATGGTCACCGCTGGCATAACGGCCTATTTAAACACCGACGGCGGGTCTAGCGTTGACATGGCAACCTTCCGCACTAACATGGGCAAGCTCTTTGATAAAATAAGTGCTGACATAGGGAATTCTGGTGGCACTGCTGGCAATGCTTTCCTATCTAATTTCATCAACAATATATCAGGGCGAGCAAACGACACGATCATGATTGATGCGGGTGAAACTTTTAACGCAATCACCCACGACATCCAAAGCTTCTACGACCAAATGGCTCAAGCTAATGTCGGGCACACGACCTTTTTAAACACATTAACTACCGGAACGGCTTCAGCGATCGCCGTCTTCAAGCGACAGATGGAACTTGGAAACATAACGGCAGAAGAATTTGCGGCACGAATTGAAGAGCTTCGAGTCGGTGCTCTCTCGGCATTAGATGCAAAGCTTGCAGCAGGCCTGATCACAAACGAAGAGTACGCAAATTCCATCATGGCAATGCAAGCGCAACTTGATGCGCTTAAACCGCCCAAAGATATCGACATTAAAATTAACCGACCCGCATGGCTTGAGAACATTGTCAACGAACTTACGCCACTCGAAAAATATCGCAGAGGCCTCGCCCAACTCAATGACCCCAACACGACAGTGAACCCAGCACAATACGCACAGGGCGCCGCGTTTCTCGCTGACGAGCTTGAGAAGTCTGTCGGTGCGATGGAAGCTCTCAAGAACCCCGGTGCATTGATGCAAGGCTCGGCAGCGGCTTTCTCGCAAGTGCTCAAGATTCAGAACGCTGGCAAGGGCGAAACCGCAGCGGAAAGACTTCTGCGAATCCAGCAGCAGGCACTCGCTCAGGGAGCAGCGCAACTCGCAGCACAACAGGCAATCGGTGCAGCGGTGGCGAATCAGGCAAACATGATCGTGGGCAACATCAACTAAGGAGCGCGCTTCATGGCAGTCACGAACACCTACGAAACTTTTGAAGGCCGCACCGGCAGCGATGACTCTAAGCTCCAGGTCTCGCTGGTGCGAGGCTTCATCGTGCAGACTGACGATGTGGCCGATGATGTGCCTAGTCTTTTCGGCACTAACCTCCCTGCGCTTTTTTCCCAGCACCCGACCTTCGAGCGTGCGTGGTGCATTGGGCGAACCGCGTCGCAAATGGAAGACCCCTACTTCTGGAAAGTCACTTGCAGCTATTCATCAAACATCGACACCGTGGCACCGAGCTCGACGCCCTCCGCACCGCAGACGCCCGAAGTCGCAAACCAAAACAAGGGCGCATCGCCCGAGGAAAAGGCCAGCGAGGAAAACCTCAACCCGCTAACGAGACCTACTGATGTTGATTACAGCACGGCTGATAAAGAATTTGTTCTCATGGATGATTTCAGCGACCCGCAGAAGCCGATCTTGAATGGCAACGGGGAGAGGTTCGATCCCCCAGTCATGGCAG